CTTTGCTGTATAATCAAAAATACATTCTATTCGGCCACTGCCGCTAATAAGACCTGCGTTATATTGCTGCTTGTATTTGTCCGATAAACTAGTAATGTCTACAGATTCCCTAGAAGTATTAAACTCATAGCGCGATATATTGCCAAGAACGTTAAGCACAGTATCTCGCACTGCAATAGTTACGTTAATAGGGTTTCCGGTAAACGCTTGCAAGCTAATTTCACTTGAACGAACATTATTTATTGAACTTTCAAAAGTAGGGTAAAATCTTAAACCTCCGGCTGGGTTAACATTTACAAACGCCGAAAATGTGTCTTCAACAACTGCAGTGCTCCAATTAGATGCTGCAATGAAAGCAAGCCCTCGGCTATCTGTTGTAGAAATGTCTATCCTGTCTCCACTAACAATGTTGTCAACAGAGTTGCTAACGCCAACACGTTCCAGGGTCGTGTTAACGTCGTCCGGAATTATTGACGCTTTAATGCTTCCCAAAAATTTATCTGTGCCTCGACGTAATCGAATGTTACCGTAATTGCCAAGATAAAAAGCCATTACGCAATAACGCCACCAGACGCAAAATCTCCATCAACGGTAAAATTAATTGGAACAACGCTTAATTCACCAGTGCTAACTGACACTGAAGCTGAAGTGATGTAAGCGTCGACAACAATGTCGTCGCCGTCGTCGATGCCAGAAGCAAGCGTTAACGTAACTTTATCGGACGCTTCAATCGACCCTTGTTTCATGATTTTTGAAAGAAACGCCCTAAAATCTTTAGTAGCATCATCTGAGCGATAATACATTACAGTTGCGCTACCGGTTGCGCCTTTTACTCCAGGGGTAAAAGTATTGACCCCGCTATCAATTGTATTGGTGCTTAATAGCTCTACTGTGGTCTCTAAAGACCAGTCACGAACCTTTTTTATGACAGAGTCGCCAACCTTGATTGACCCCGTACGCCCAGTGTAGAAGGTACTCATGACACCGTTTGAACATTGCCCCCATCTTAGCTCACAACAAAGTTGGCGCTACGGAAATCAGCAATGTGCGCTCGCGTTCCACCAGCCTCTTCAAAGCACGGGTACTCAATTGCTTTTACGCTTAGCTCCCCTCCTTCCTCGATAGCTAGCTCAGTCACCCTGAAAACGCGCTTGTTCGGCTTGGCCTCACCCATTACAAACATCCAACCTTCATACTGTTGCGTTCCGGTAAAAGCCGCTGTGCTTCTTCCATCGCCAGAAGTTGTAACGACAATTTCGCTTTCACTTGCCACTGTTTTAGTTGAAGGTTGATACAACAAAAAACTAAAGGAATTTGGTTTTAAACTTTGCACCCCTTGTTCGTTAACAGAGGCTAACGGAGAGTTCAACGCTCCACCTGCCCCTACAACTCCGGATGAGTAGTAATCCCAGTTTTTGAGGCCAACGTCTACATAAATAAAATCTCCTGGTGCCAAGCCTGCTTGAGAAGGAAAAGTCTGAAACTCAATGCCTTTACGTATGTAACGAAGTTGATTGCAAAGTAATTTTCCAAACATAATCGCCTGTTCTCTACGTGTAACAAATTGACTTAAATCAAAAATTTCTCTAGTGCTGTCAGTGTTAGGTTCTTTTAAGTTATCTATTAGTTGAACGTTTACGCTTTTATTGGCAGTAAATTTTTTAACGCTATTAGAGTCTCTGTATATAATAGATGCAATAAGATTTTCTGTACTGTCTGCAGCATTTAAAAATTCTTCTTTATACGAACCTTGCAAAATATTTCCAGTAGTAAAAAGCGCTAAAACGTTTACATTTATTGGAAGACCTTCGCTGTCACTAAATTCTCCTGACTCGTTTACTGGAAGCGCTGGTACTAAAGTGTCTTTGCCGTTTTTTCGCGCCAGCTCTAACAAACTGAACGGAGCTGCATTAACCCAAAATTCACGCCATGAGCCAGGGTCTGCAATAACTCCATCCATAAACAATTTATTTTGCACGCAAAACGCTTTAGCTATTTTTAAACTGTCAAGGTCAATATTTTTTTTAGTAACGTACTTGCCTACTCCATTTGTTTTGTCAAGCAGCGTATCTACAAAAATGTCTGGAGCGTAACTGCTAGAGTTTTCAGCTTTTTGAGGCTTTTCAACCGTCCGACATAATTTTCCTTTTTTTATCATTGTGCTTACACTTCGCAAGTCCTGAATATTTCTGCCCGCAAAAACCCCTAAAGACATTGTTTGTATTCCTTTGTACTTGTCTGCATAGCCCAAATCAAGTTGTTGCTCAGTTACTGCAGTTAATGCAATTTCTGGGCCAGATTCAAAACTAAATGCTACTTGAGTGTCCGAATTAACGGAAAACATATCCCACTCATTGGTTAAATACGGACCTCGTTCTTTTTCGTTAGGGTAACAACGTGAACCTTCGCCAAGCCTGTCAACTTCGCGTCCTGCAAAACTTATATAATTTACTGTTTTACCTATTTGAATTGTTTTAAAATTATCGGTATTTTCTAAGAAAAAATAATTCTCAAATTCGCGTGTTCTAAATTCAGCAAACACGTCAAAAACAGGGTTAAATTTAAACTCCCATTCTGTTTGCAATTGACTATAAAAAGTAATCTGTGTATAAAATTCAGCTTCGCTGCCATGCCTAATAGCAAACATATGGGGTATTTCGTTCCAAGTGTTTTCTTCTTCTGCAGAAGGTTGCCGGTAAAACATTCTAAAAAATGCCTCTCGACTTTTTACACCGTTGTCAGACTCGCTATATCCATCAACTGCTCTATCTCCGTATTTTTTCTGTCGTCCCGAGATACGTCTAAACAGTTTAGATTTAAACGAAAAATTTACGGCATCGCACGCACTAACTGTATTATATGTTGCTGATTCTGCTTTTGTTAAACACTTAGTAAAAAAGTCGTTATCAAGGCTGTTTATAAAATTTTTAGGCCAGTCTTCTAAAATAAATTCAAGATCATTTTTAGCTTGATTTTTTTGTTTATTAAGATCTTTTAAAGCTAATCTAATAGCTTTTGTCCCCACACGATCTTTTATTTGCAAATCAGCTGGGACCTCATCTAAAAATTGATCGAGCAGGTCTATGTCAGCTTCAATAATAGCAATTGCATCTGCTCGTCTTCTGCCAATTAATTTCCTTACGCGAGTGTTAATTCTCAATAACCGTCTTTCTTCGTCTTCTACTGCGGCTTGAAGCTGATTGAACGTTTCTAGTTGAAGATTTGCGTCTGTAGTCAACAAATCTCTTTTAGCTTTATTGCGAGTTTCTGCATCCGTGGCGTCAAGTGCGTCTTTATTAATTTTTGTTGATTTGCTTATGTCAAGAAAAATAGTATTTAACTCAGCTATTTTTTTCTTAGCGTCTACAAAATGTACTCGCCTATTAATTAATTTTTGGTCAAGAATAAACAATTCTGTACTTGTTCTATCTATAACTCCTGTAAAATTAAATAAATTCAATGTTCCTCTTGAGTCTATATACTGAAATGTATAGTGATGACTAACGTTAATTTCTTTTTCACCTGCTGTTACAACACCCTCAAAAAATCTTTTAGCCCTAACCGAACGATCGGAGTTAGGCAATAATTGATCTATCGTGTTCGTTTGCACAGCCATGCATGTTTGGCCTATATCTTTACCGTCTACCTGGAGGGTATGAAAGAAATTTTTAAAAGGCTCAGTGCCTTCTCGGGCTTCATTGTAATCTTTTATAGATTCAACATAGCTAAAAGGCCGGTTTGGCACGTCATTATCCGCTCCATCAAACACACCTGCGTTAATATCTTCAATAAGTTTTTTTAGCGCTTTTTTTTGATTTTTTGCTTGTTCTCTTACTTCTTTCGTTGTAATTGTTAGGTCAATTGGTTCGTTGTTAGCGTTAACTGGGTCCTCTGCACCTACTCGCTCTATAATATCCTTGGTATAACTTATAGATCCGGACTTAGGAAATTTTTCTGTTCTTTTTGGTAACAATACGGTAGTCTTATCTTTGTCTGTTCGCTTGCCGTTTAGCACGTCAAATTCTAAATTTACTTTTGATTGGTATTCAGGATGCCAGCTAACTTCTAAAGCTGGATCTGAAAAATCTATATCTATTGTGCTTGCCTCAGCTGTTAGGCTTCGAGTTTCTTCATCATCACCATTTAAAATTTCTAATGTTTCCTGAAACTTACTTTCAATAATTTCTAAATTTTCTTCAGATACAGGTACAGTAGCACCTACGCCTGATATCTCAAAATAAATTTCTTCCTCTTTGAAATTTAAAGGCGTCTTAGTTTTATATGAAGTAGTAGGAACTTTGCCCCCCTCTACGCATACAAATTTAGCTTTTACACTTTTGGTATCTGTTAGGATTCTGTTCTCTTCGGTCCCTCCGGTCTCTGCAACGTAGCTATCAAGCCTAAACTTAGCTGCGCCAAGAATGTAAGTGCTACTAAAGTCTAATGCTTCTAACATTTGGCGCCGCATGTTTTCAGCAGTTTTTCTGGGGACGTCATCGTCTCTTTTTGCAGTTGTATCATCAAAATACAAAACAATTTTACTGTCTTCCTCAAAAAATCCTTGAGCTCCGCTAGAATTTTTTGCATTTTTTGTCCATAAATCATTGCTTGCATCTTCTTCTTTTAACTCAATACCTATATCGTGTTTTTCTGTTTTACCTTTTTTGTCGCGACTAGTTACTCGTACATTTATAGGTATTGAATCATAAACTCCTAAGCTTGTAAAAGAAGAAGGGGTGTAAGCCTGGCTATAACCTAGCCTAGTGTGTCTTGATACAGATTCATCATTACTTTTTAACTCTGTATTTAAACATAAAAAAGCCGGTTTACCATCGCCAGCCTTTAAAAGCTCTGGAAAACGATCCGTACCCGCAAAGCCAGTCACACTACTGTTAAATTTAGGTGGCTCGTCCTGCCCTTCAAACACATAAATACTTTTTCTGTCCAAATCAGAAAAAGCTAGTTGACCAAAAGCTGTTTTCGTATAATCAATTTCTTGAATTTTTGACGCACCAAGTGCTACTACTAGTCGCATGAATTGAGACGATCCGAAGCTGTCAATTGCTGACCACAGCAAAGAACCGTTTACACGCACATTCCCTTTGAGGTTGTGTGTATTATTTGTGTAGACAAGATTTATTGGATCGCCGTATTTAGCAAGATCTTGTGCGCTGTTAAAACCAAAGCTAGGCGCAAATCTTTTTTGCCTGTTTCGCCTGCTAGCATCTGGAATTTCTGGTTTAGGCGCTAAAAGTGCCGCTCCAACTTGGAATAAAATTCCTACAACTGTTAATATAATTGAAACAGTAACTGGATCGGCGCCGGGGCCATTACGGATGTCTAAAGCAGTTCCAATTTTTGGGTCGTTGTATTCCTCTTGAACGACAAGAAAATCAAGATATTCTTCTTTAGTGACTCCCAGCGCTTCGATCAGCTGGTGCTCGTAGGGGAGAAGCTTACGCATCAGTCAATCCAGAAGTAGTAAGCAGAAATACGCGGCGTTGGGACACGAATGACCCGCTTGCCAGGAGAAATAAAAACAACGCTGCCGTTGACAACGCTACCTAAAGCCGGACTTGTTGGATCAGCCAGCAAAGCTACCGCTCCATGTTCCGGTAGTGTAAGTCGTCTTCCCGTCTGAAGTAACCACTTTGCAAGACGAATTGGTTTAAAAGTATCCTGCGTGTAAGAATCGTAGGCCCACTGAAACTTGCCGGAGTAGTCGCTTAAGCCTAAACGCTTGCGAACCTCGCATACAAGCTGAAAACAGTCTGTGTAGCCTCTGCCATCCGCGAAAGACGCGCCCCACCGGTACTCCAGTCCAATTAAATCATTCATCGCAATGAAAGCGCTGACTCAAGTGGCAAATTGCCAACGTTGTCTTCGCTTAACCGTTGAGCTGGAAAACTTGAACCGACAGCATCTATTGCAGTACTAAAGCGCAATTCAACAGTATCTTCGCTAAAAGTTGCTCCTAGGCCAATGTAAAATTCTTTTGACAAAAGTTCTTTTACTGCACCAGACTCATCGACAATTCTTGTAGTAAGCTCTAGCTGAGTTTTTCTGTTGCCTTTTCCTGTTTCTACAAGAGCAATTGCATATTGTGTAGCAGGAAATAATATTTGTATCTGCGAGTTGTCTCCTCCAATGCTTGAGGTCTCGCCGATTACCTGGAATGGCGCAAAATCAAACATTTTGTTTCCTCTGTTTTTACCTTCAATAAAATAATTTTGAAACAAATACCGCAAACCTGTTGCATCTGTTAAATTAAAAAATTGAACCAAGCGAATTTCGTTTGTCATGCGTCAATGTCTCCCACAAAGCTTACCGTTACAGTGCTTAAATTGCTTTGAACGCTTTGCACCTCAGGCGGTTTTGCATAACGCCATTTTATATTAGCTGGAGCTTGAATGTAACCTGTGACAGTTGATTCCATGCCTGCAAACACTAAATCAGGAATGCTAAAGCTAGAAAAAGTTCCCTCTGTTCCGTCATAATGATCTAAAATATGTTCTGTGCTTCTAAAATTTACATCACTGGAGTCTGGAATGTTTTTAAACGTAAGGTCTAAAGTGTAGTTTGTTTTTCTGTTGCCGAACGCACGCCTAAAGACCACTCCAGACAACGACGTGTAAGTAGTACTCGGAATGTCACCCATCTTGAATTTACGGGTGCTTGGCTTTATATTAGGAAATGCGTCAGCCATTAGCGGATACCTACCCTGGAGCGTGTACGTGGGCTGTTCTGCATCTTATCTAATGTCATGCTCATACCCTGCTTTGCACCGTCACTAGCAGCCTGACGACGAGTTGTAGCCATAGCAGTCTCAAGCTGTTCACGACTTACAAATTCCGTTCCACCGATATTAGTCGTCTCGAAGGTGAAATTCATTTGTGGTGCGCCGACTCCTGCAGGTGAACGTCCCATCATTTGGCGCATGTCCTCATTGCGCATGATGCCACCACTTGAACCAGGGATAAACATCTCAGGTCCACGTTCTCCAACCATGTAAGGACGACCAGCATTTACTGGACCTCCGCTTGCCATACCTTTTGAATTAAATCCTCCCCCTACAATCCCTCCACTCAATGGCATATCAGTGCTCCAAGAAACTCCGGTCGAACTTGACATTGCAGCTGCTTGAGTAGGCGAAGCACCCATAACAGCAGCATCTCCAGCAGAAGCTCCTCCACTTGCTCCAGCCAAACCAGCAAATGCTTTTGCAATGCCGATAGCGATGTAAGTGGCAATCATACGCGTACCTTCTTGCACCAAAGTGTCTCCAATGGTCCGCAAGAAATCTGCAAACGCTTCTTGGGCAGACTTAGTCCCTTGAACAACTTCGCTAAGGCCATTAATTAATGAACCAACAGCAGGAGACACCATTGCAAAAGCGTCATTAAATTGTTGTTGCCTTACGCGA